ATCAAGCCAATAGTGCATATGATCAAGCCAATGCCGCTTACTTACAAGCCAATAGTGCATATGATCAAGCCAATGCAGCATATGATGATGCAAATACTCGCGTTCTAAAGGCTGGCGATACGATGACGGGCAACTTAAATGTTGCTGCGACGATCATCTCTCAAAATATTGTTCCTAATTTAGATGTCACCTACGATCTTGGTACTCCTACAAAACGTTTCCGCGATCTTTATTTGTCAGGAACTACATTGTTCCTCGGCAACACTCAAGTCAGCACAACTGTTGATGATGAAATTGCAATTTCAAGTTTAACAGCAAACACAATTAATCTTGCTGGCTATAACGTTCAAACTTGGATTAACGATACAACTGAACGCGCAAATCTAAAAGTCAAGACAATTGAAGGTGAATTACTTTCAGTGTCGACTTCAAACACTAGTAATATTGTTGTTGCAAATATTACAATTCGCCAAGGAAATACAACACACACTGGTGTTGTTCAGTTAAGCGATAATGTTAATAATACAAGCATAACTCTTGCTGCAACAGCAAACACTGTTAATGTAGCATTTGAACAGGCTAAATTAGCGCGCAGTGAAGTTTTTGATCTTACTGGATTATTTACAGATTTAAACACGTTTGTTCTTAATGCATTGGTACCAACTGTAGATCTTGCTGCAAATACGGTTCGTATTTCTGCAAATGGTGGTTCAACATTAAGTAAGCAACAACTTAATTTTACAAACACTGCAGATGTGATTGTATCTGTTGGTGCAGGAGCAGGTGCTGCTTCTGGTAATGCGAATGTTGGATTTACATTAGGAACAACTGGTGTTGTTGCAGGAACTTACGGTAATGCTTCTAATGTTGCGTCAGTAACTGTTGATTCAAAAGGTCGTATTACTGGTGTTTCAAATATTTCAATTGCACCATCAGGTCCTGCGTATGATCAAGCCAATGCTGCTTATGAAGCAGCAAATACAAAACTACCAATTGCTGGCGGAACTATTACTGGAGACTTAATAGTTTCTGGCAATCTTGCTGTTCTTGGCGACAGTACAACATTAAACGTCACAACATTATCTGTTGAAGATAATGAAATTATTCTCAATTCAAATGTTACTGGTGCACCATCTCTTGATGCATTGATTACAGTCAATCGCGGTGCGAATGCAAATGTTGCACTTCGTTGGAATGAAACTTCTGACAAGTGGGAATGGACTGATGATGGCGTAACATATACAGCATTCTCTTCAATTTCTGGTTCTGGCGCACAGGGTGCTGCTGGCGCTCAAGGTGCACAAGGCGTTCAAGGTGCAGCAGGAGCACAAGGCGAGCAAGGCGAACAAGGTGCTACTGGCGCGCAAGGTGTTCAAGGCGCAACAGGTGCAGCAGGAGCACAAGGTGAACAAGGTGCTATTGGTGCACAAGGCGTTCAAGGCGTACAAGGTGCACAAGGTATTCAAGGTGCACAAGGTGTTGCAGGAACCGATACTGTTCCTATTCAAGTTGCAAATACAGCGGTTGGTGAGAGAAGAACGTTAGATTTTAGAAGCGCAAATACTTCTAATTTAACAATTTCTGGTACTGATGATCCAACCAATAATAAAGTCATTCTTATCTTTGATAATCCTAAACTTGGCGGCAGTGGCATTTCTGCTTACGGTAACACTGAACTTTATATTTCAGATACACCACCAGGTTCAGCAAATTCAAATACTGCTCTCTGGTGGAGAGCAAATACTGGTAAATTCTACATCTACTACAATGATGGTGATAGTGTACAGTGGGTTTCACTCACACCATCCCCAGTTGTAAATACATCAAGCAATTTATTCTTTAGTGACGCGAATACTGCTGCTTCAATTGCTACAGCAAATACTTTGTATCAAGAAAAGGCAAATCGTGCTGGCGATACGTTTACAGGTAATGTATCAGTACTGCAAAATGGAACTAAATTAAACGTAAGCAGCAGATTGATTGAATCTAATAATGATTTAACAATTAATGCTACACAATACAAAGTAAACAATATTACAATTTCTGCAAACACAGGATCAACCTCTACTGTCGCACAAACTGTTGTTGACATACTACCAACAAGCGAATACCGCACAGTCAAATATTTAATTCAAATTAAGAGCGGCGCTTCTTATCAAGCAACTGAAATTCTTTTATTGCATAATGGAACAACAGTTTACATGACAGAATATGCTACAGTTACTACTGGTTCTTACTTGGGTTCTTTTGGCGCTGATATAAATTCAGGTCAAATGAGACTTCTATTTGATCCAGTATTCGCTGTTAATACCCTAAATATTTCAAGAACCAAAGTACCAGTGTGATCATAGATGTCAATACCAAATTTTCCTGATTCACCAGTAGTTAACCAACAGTTTACAGTTGGGGATGTAGTCTATGTGTGGAATGGTGCAACTTGGGATCAACTTGTATCAGCAGTCACAGGTCCGCAAGGTTTAGCTGGAGCACAAGGCGAGCAAGGCGCACAAGGTCAAAAAGGTCAAAAAGGCGACTTTGGTGAACAAGGTTATCAGGGCGTTCAGGGTACACAAGGTGCACAAGGTGTTCAAGGCGCTCAAGGTTCACAAGGACAACAAGGTGAACAAGGCTTCCAAGGTTTCCAAGGTGAGCAAGGTTTCCAAGGCGTACAAGGTGCAACTGGAGATAAAGGCGATAAAGGCGAAACTGGCGGTACAGGTTTAGCTGGCGATCAAGGACCTCAGGGTGAAGCAGGATTCCAAGGTGCACAGGGTGTTCAAGGTTCAACTGGCGCACAAGGTATACAAGGTCATCAAGGTGTACAAGGTGCTGTCGGTGCGCAAGGTAATCAAGGCATTCAAGGTGCTGTCGGTGCGCAAGGTGAGCAGGGCTCACAAGGTTTCCAAGGGGTTCAGGGCGATCAAGGTTATCAAGGCGAACAAGGTTTCCAAGGCGTACAAGGAGACCAAGGCGAACAAGGATCACAAGGTTTCCAAGGTATACAGGGCGCACAAGGCGTTCAAGGTCAACAAGGTGCACAAGGTCGTCAAGGTGAACAAGGATCACAGGGTCATCAAGGCGAACAAGGCGCACAAGGTTTTCAAGGTCGCGATGGTAACTTTGGCGGCGCATCTTTTGAATATTCCTTCTCAGACAATATAACTGCTTCTGACCCAGGAGCAGGTTATCTAAAATTCAACAATTCTCAATTAAGTTTAGCAAATACGCTTTACATTGACGATGTTGATACTGAAAATAATGATATTCAAAGTTTTTTAAGAACAATTGATGATTCAACATCAACGCTAAAAGGTCATTTTAAAGTATCTGAACGTGGTGCTACGTCTGAATTTGCTATTTACACGATTTCTTCTCTTACGGAAAATTCAGGATACTTTACTGTTAATGCGGCGTATGTTGAAGGTTCCGTATCGACATTTGGTAACAATACACAAGTTATTATCACATTTGCTCGTACTGGCGATATTGGTGATCAAGGTCCACAAGGTATTCAAGGCGCTCAGGGTTTCCAGGGCGCTCAAGGTCGTCAAGGTGAACAAGGTCGTCAAGGTGAACAAGGTTTCCAAGGCGTTCAAGGAGAGCAAGGACGTCAAGGTGAGCAGGGTGTACAGGGTGAACAAGGTTTCCAAGGTGTACAAGGCGCTCAAGGCAGACAGGGACAGCAAGGCGTTCAAGGTAATCAAGGTCGTCAAGGTGAACAGGGACGTCAAGGTGAGCAGGGTCATCAAGGTTTCCAAGGCGAGCAAGGTTCTCAAGGTTATCAAGGTGAACAAGGTCGTCAGGGCGCACAAGGTGCACAGGGCGTTCAAGGTCACCAAGGCGTTCAAGGTGCACAAGGTGCTCAAGGAGCACAAGGTTTCCAAGGTGAACAGGGTTTCCAAGGTGTACAAGGATCTGTAGGTTCTAAAGGTGAAGTTGGCGACTTTGGTGGCGCGACTTTCGACTATTTCTATCAAACAGGCACATCAAATACTGATCCTGGTATCGCAAATGTAGCATTTAATAATTCAAATCTTTCTACTGCTACGTTCATGTACATTGACACCATCGATGCTGATGGTGCAAACTCTTACAACTATTTGCAAACAATTGACGATTCAACATCAGTAATCAAAGGTCACTTTAAAGCTGCAAATGTTGCAAACACCAATGAATATGTCTACTATTCTATTAATGGTTCACATGCTCATCAAAATGGTTACTTTGCTGTACCAGTTGCATTGCTACAATCAACACTTGTAGGAACAGCATTCGCATCAAACACTGAATTGTATATTACATTTGTTCGCACTGGCGATCAAGGCGATAAAGGTTCACAAGGTTTCCAAGGTGTACAAGGTGAACAAGGTTTCCAAGGGGTACAGGGTGAACAAGGCGTTCAGGGCGAGCAAGGCTTCCAGGGCGTTCAAGGGCAACAAGGTTTCCAAGGTGTACAGGGTGCACAAGGTGTACAGGGTCAACAAGGTTTCCAAGGTGTACAGGGTGCTCAAGGGCGTCAAGGTGAACAAGGCGTGCAGGGCGCGCAAGGTGTTCAGGGCGAACAAGGTTTCCAAGGTCATCAAGGTGATCAAGGAAATCAAGGCTTCCAAGGTGTACAGGGTGCACAGGGACGTCAAGGTGAGCAAGGTTCCCAGGGTCGTCAAGGTGAGCAGGGTTTCCAAGGACGACAGGGTGAACAAGGCGTACAGGGTGAGCAAGGTGTTCAAGGCGCTCAAGGTTTGCAAGGTTTCCAAGGTGAACAGGGTCGACAGGGCGCTCAAGGTGAACAAGGTTTCCAGGGACGTCAAGGTGCACAAGGTGTACAGGGTTCACAAGGTTTCCAAGGCATTCAAGGCGCACAAGGTGTTCAAGGGCATCAGGGGCGTCAGGGTGAACAAGGTTTCCAAGGACCACAAGGTGAACAGGGAGTGCAGGGTGCACAAGGTTTACAAGGTCTTGTAGGTGAGCAAGGAGCACAAGGCTTCCAAGGCGTACAGGGAGCACAGGGTGCACAAGGACGTCAGGGTGAGCAAGGTTTCCAAGGACGCCAAGGCGCTCAAGGTGAGCAAGGAGCACAAGGTGTACAAGGTTCGCAAGGTTATCAAGGTCGCGACGGCAACTTTGGTGGCGCCACATTTGATTACACCTATAGCAGCAGCACTGCAAATACTGATCCAGGAAGTGGCTTCTTAAGATTTAATAATGCAGATCTAACCGCAGTCAATAAACTTTATATTGACAATCTTGATGACAATACATCAAACGTTTATAACTTCCTTATTACAATTGATGATTCAACATCATTAATTAAAGGACATTTTAGAGTTACAAGTAAGTTTGATTCAAACAACTATATTCTCTACACAATTTCTTCTCTTGCTGTACAAAACAATTATTTTGAAGTAGATTGTAGTTATGTTTCGGGAGCAGATTCATCGTTCAGTAACAATGATGATGTATTAATTACATTTGCTCGCACTGGCGATCGTGGCGATGTAGGTGCACAAGGTGCGCAAGGTGTTCAAGGTCATCAGGGACGTCAAGGCGAACAAGGCTTCCAAGGTGTGCAAGGCACGCAAGGTTCACAAGGCTTCCAAGGCGTACAGGGTGAACAGGGTGTGCAGGGTGCACAGGGTCGTCAAGGTGAACAAGGTTTCCAAGGAACACAAGGCGATCAAGGTTTCCAAGGTCATCAGGGTGAGCAGGGCTATCAAGGTGAACAAGGTTTTGCTGGCGTTCAAGGCGAGCAAGGCGCTCAAGGTTTCCAAGGAGTTCAAGGTTATCAAGGTCATCAAGGTGAACAGGGCTTCCAAGGTGTACAAGGATCTCAAGGTACACAAGGCGAACAAGGTTTCCAAGGAACACAAGGTGAACAGGGTTTCCAAGGTGTTCAAGGTCATCAAGGCGTTCAAGGACGTCAGGGTGAACAAGGCGCTCAAGGTTTCCAAGGCGAACAGGGTGTACAAGGTTCACAAGGACGTCAGGGGTCACAAGGTCAACAAGGCGCGCAAGGATTCCAAGGTGAACAAGGTGCCCAAGGATTCCAAGGTGTTCAAGGATCACAGGGTCATCAAGGACACCAAGGTGAACAAGGATACCAAGGATTCCAAGGAGAGCAAGGCGCTCAAGGTTTCCAAGGTGAGCAGGGTTATCAAGGCGCACAAGGTGTTCAAGGTGCACAGGGTCGCCAAGGTGAACAAGGATTCCAAGGTCATCAAGGCGATCAAGGATTCCAGGGACATCAAGGTGAACAAGGTTCACAAGGTTTCCAAGGCGTTCAAGGACAACAAGGTGTTCAAGGTGTTCAAGGTCATCAGGGTCGCCAAGGTGAACAAGGTTCACAAGGTTTCCAAGGTGAACAGGGTTATCAAGGCGCTCAAGGCGTTCAAGGTCATCAGGGACGTCAAGGTGAACAGGGCGTTCAAGGCGAGCAGGGTGTTCAAGGCGCTCAAGGCGTTCAAGGTCATCAAGGTGTACAGGGTAATCAAGGTATTCAAGGTGCACAAGGACGTCAAGGTGAACAAGGTGTTCAGGGTGAACAGGGCTTCCAAGGTATTCAAGGGGCACAAGGTGTACAAGGAGCTCAGGGTGTACAAGGAGCACAAGGCGTTCAAGGTCATCAGGGATACCAAGGCGAACAGGGCTTCCAAGGCTTCCAAGGCGAACAGGGCTTCCAAGGCGTTCAAGGTCATCAGGGATACCAAGGCGAACAGGGCTTCCAAGGTGTACAAGGTAATCAAGGTCTTGTAGGACAGAAAGGTGAAATCGGTGAATTTGGTGGAGCATCGTTTGAATACATCTTCTTGTCAAACACTGCAAACACTGATCCAGGTATTGCTAATCTAAAATTTGATTCCGCAGACATTTCAACTGCAACAAGATTGTATATTGATTTTGTTGACAGTAACAGCGCAAATGTATTCAACTATCTACAAACGATTGACGATTCAACTTCGACAATCAAAGGTAGTTTTAAAATTGCCAACACTGCAAACGTAAACGAATTTGCTTTCTTTAGCATCAATGGTACACATGCTCATGTTGCCGATTACTTCTCCGTTCCTGTTGCACACACTAGTGGCGTAACAAGTTTCACTGATCTAACGAATGTAACGATTTCTTTCGTTCGTACTGGTGATCGTGGCGATAAAGGCGAACAAGGTTTCCAAGGACACCAAGGTTTCCAAGGTGAACAAGGATTCCAAGGTGAACAAGGTTTCCAAGGGCATCAAGGTGAGCAAGGATTCCAGGGCGTACAAGGTTCACAAGGTTTCCAAGGCGTTCAAGGAACGATTGGTGCACAAGGTGAGCAAGGAGCACAAGGCTTCCAAGGTCATCAGGGTGAGCAAGGATTCCAAGGGCGTCAAGGCGAACAGGGCTTCCAAGGTGTACAAGGATCACAAGGGCGTCAGGGTGAACAAGGTCATCAGGGCGAACAAGGATTCCAAGGTGTACAAGGTGAGCAAGGCTTCCAGGGCGTACAAGGCGCTCAAGGTCATCAAGGCGAACAAGGATTCCAAGGTGAGCAAGGAGCACAAGGCTTCCAAGGCGTACAAGGTGCTCAAGGGCGTCAAGGAGAGCAAGGCGCTCAAGGCTTCCAAGGTGTACAAGGTACTGTTGGTGCTCAAGGCGCTCAAGGTATTCAAGGATCTCAGGGACACCAAGGCGCTCAAGGTGTACAAGGTTCTCAAGGACGTCAAGGCTATCAAGGCGAACAGGGCGTTCAAGGCGAAGTTGGTGCACAAGGTGAGCAGGGCTTCCAAGGCTTCCAAGGATTCCAAGGTGAGCAAGGTTTCCAAGGCGTGCAAGGCACTGTTGGCGCTCAAGGTGAGCAGGGTTCCCAGGGCTTCCAAGGCGTACAGGGTGAAGTTGGACCAGTTGCTGGACAGAATACACAAATTGTATTCAATAATCAAGACAACCCAGCTGGTTCTGCTAACTTAACATTTGATCTTGCATCAAATACATTTACGACACGCAATGCTCAATTTAATAATAATGTAAGTGTATCTGGACTATTAACAACAAGAAATATTGTTCCTGAGTCAAATGTTACCTACGATATCGGTACAAGCACCAATCGTTTCCGTGACATTTATTTGAGCAACAACTCAATCTTCCTTGGCAATGCTATAATTAGTAGTGTTGATGGTAATGTCTCAACAAACGGTATTATTGCGAATACGGTTTTCATTGGTCAAAATAATGCAAACCTCGAAGCATTAATTGGTCAGACTTACGATCAAGCCAATGCTGCATATGCTGAAGCAAATCTAAAACTTAACATTGCTGGTGGTACGATTACAGGTAGCCTTGTTGTTCAAGGTAATCTTGAAATACTTGGCAACAGCACGACACTTAATGTTGAGACGTTGCTTGTTGAAGACAATGAAATCATCCTCAACTCAAATGCAACTGGTGCACCATCGCTTAATGCAAGTGTAACAGTTAATCGTGGGGATCAACCAGACACCTTCTTGCGCTGGAATGAAAATACAGACAAGTGGGGTTGGTCAGACAATGGCACAACGTTCTACTCATTTGATGATGTTCGAACACAAGCTGGTGGTGCTTATGACCAAGCAAATACTGCAACAACTGCTGCTGGTAATGCATATGGTCAAGCCAATGCTGCATATCTACAAGCCAATAATGCGTACGATAAAGCCAATGCACCAATTACGATTAAAGAAGTTTATGCAGGCAACAATACTGTTGTTAATACATTTAGCAACATCAATACGATTCAGTTCGACGCTGATTCGGGAATGGCTGTTGTTGATGAAAGTTCTAACACCGTCACTATTCAACTTAATAGTACGTTCAAGAACTGGCAAGTAAATGGCGTCAATCAACTTGTTGCTTCTGGTCTCGATACTGTCAATTTAATTTCTGGTGATAATATTCTTATCAGCGGAAATGGTAATTCAGTACCACAAAGTGTAACGTTCAGTGTACCACTAGCAAATACGACAAACACTCAAGTATTGTTTAACAACAATGGTGTGTTTGGTGGTGATGCAGACTTGACGTTTAACACCGCAAGCAATATGTTGTCAACGAATAAACTTGCTGCTGCAAATGTTCAGTATAAGAATACAACTGGAGTAATTGTTGCCTATCAATATTATAACGATTCAGAAAATAGCATTGATACAGTGTTTATCTAATTATGGCAAGATCTTCGCAAATAAAAAGTGACGGCACGTTAAATGTTTTTAGTTCACTTGATGAAGTTACTCAATCGACAATCAGTGAAAGCAAAACATATTTGCGCGCTGCCGAGTTTGATGAAGTGACAATTAGTCCATTGACGAACGGTTTAGCGCAAAGAAAAACAAATGATGGTCGAATTTTAGTTGCAAATATTTTTAATGAAATTAATATTGTAACGCGAGGATTGACATTACAATTAGATGCTGAAGAAAATGCAAGTTATCCAAACTCTGGATCAACTTGGTTTGACATAAGTGCTGGAACTGCAAATGACGTAACATTATATAATAGTCCAACATTTACAAATAGTTCGCCAAGGTATTTTACATTTAATGGGTCAAATCAATATGGGACGAGCAGTGGAAGAGTTCTTGGCGCGAATAACTATACGAAACAAGTTTGGTTTTATTTAAACGCTTATAATGATAATAATTTAATCAGCGGTACGAGTGGACATTTTTTATATTTCGGAACTTCGACAAATAAAGTTTATTCAGGGCATACAAATTTTGGCAATTTTATGGCATATGGTTCTACAGCAACATTTGATTTAAACAAGTGGTATAATGTAGCATTAACGTTTGATGTTGCAGTTGGTTTTACATTATATGTAAATGGTACTCAAGATAGCACATATTCTTGGACTACTGCATTACCAGGAGATGGTTCCACAAATATAGCCTGTTTTAGCGCTGGTGGTAATTTATTAAATGGTAGAATGTCGCAAGCACTTACTTATGATGTAACATTAACTGCAGATGAAATTAAACAAAATTATGATCTAACTAAAACTCGATATGGGTTTTAGAGTAAAATAAATATTAGATAACCAATTGGGTAAAATTTAAAAAATGGCAAAATTACAAGGCAATACACGAATTTATGGTAATGTAACCGTAGATACAACAGTCATTGCCCAAACATTAAATGCGAATACAGTATTTGTGGATGGCACAAACGTGCAGGCTCGCCTCACAAATACAGAAAGCCGAGCAAACAGCGCATTAAACGATTCTGTCTTTAAAAATGTAGCCAACACAACTGCCTCTATTTCACCTTCTTCAAATAACGATACACTTAAAATCGTTGGCGATCCAGGTGGCGTTTCTATTGTTACAGTTTCTGGCAATACAGTAAGTATTTTTACACCAACTGTTGGTGGTGCTCAAGGTGTACAGGGTGAACAAGGCGCGCAAGGATACCAAGGTGAGCAAGGCTTCCAGGGTCATCAAGGCGAGCAGGGAGCACAAGGTTTTCAAGGCGTACAGGGCGAGCAAGGTCATCAGGGGCGTCAAGGTTCTCAAGGTGTGCAGGGTGAACAAGGTTCACAGGGTTTCCAAGGTCATCAAGGTGAACAGGGCGTACAAGGCTCACAAGGTCATCAAGGTGAGCAAGGGTTCCAAGGACACCAAGGTGAACAAGGTCATCAGGGACATCAAGGTGAGCAAGGGTTCCAAGGACACCAAGGTGAACAAGGCGTACAAGGTGCTCAAGGCGCACAAGGTTTCCAAGGTCATCAAGGCGAGCAAGGGTTCCAAGGTGTGCAAGGCGCTCAAGGACACCAGGGCGCTCAGGGTTCTCAGGGTTTCCAAGGCGTACAGGGTGAACAAGGTTCACAAGGCTTCCAAGGACACCAAGGCGAACAAGGCGTTCAAGGTTCACAGGGTCAACAAGGTGCACAAGGTTCACAAGGTTTCCAGGGTGTACAAGGTCATCAGGGTCATCAGGGTGAACAAGGCTTCCAAGGCGTACAGGGTGAACAAGGATCTCAAGGCTTTCAAGGCGTACAGGGTGAACAAGGATCTCAAGGCTTTCAAGGTGTTCAAGGAAATCAAGGTGTACAAGGTACAACTGGCGCCAAAGGTGAAACTGGTGAATTTGGCGGTGCATCTTTTGAATATGAATTCAGAGTCGAAACTAACGATCCAGTTAATCTTGGAAATGGATTAGTACAGTTTAATGTAAATCCATTTAATACAGCAAACACATTATACATTAGTTTCCTTGATCAAAATTCAGCGAATGTATTCAACTTCTTGCAAACGATTGATGATTCAACGTCAACAATCAAGGGCACGTTTAAGATTGCTAACACAGCAAACGTTAGTGAGTTTGCATTCTTCAGTATTAATGGATTACACACTAATGATCTAGATCACTTCAATGTTCCAGTTGCTTGGACAAGTGGTATATCAAACCTAGCAAATACAACTGCGGTAACACTTTCGTTTGTGCGTACTGGTGATCGCGGCGACAAGGGTGAGCAGGGTTATCAAGGTATACAAGGTGCTGTTGGTGCACAAGGTGAGCAGGGAGCACAGGGCTTCCAGGGTGTTCAAGGAGAGCAAGGCGCTCAAGGTTTCCAAGGAGTTCAAGGTCATCAAGGTCATCAAGGTGAACAGGGCTTCCAGGGTGTTCAAGGTGAACAGGGCGCACAAGGTTATCAAGGTGTTCAAGGCACTATTGGTGCGCAAGGCGAGCAAGGTGCTCAAGGTCGTCAAGGCGAACAAGGTTCACAAGGTCATCAAGGTTTCCAAGGCGAGCAAGGTCATCAGGGACATCAAGGCGATCAAGGTTTCCAAGGTGAACAAGGACACCAAGGATTCCAAGGCGAACAGGGAGCACAAGGTTTCCAAGGCGTTCAAGGAGCACAAGGACGTCAAGGTGATCAGGGTCATCAAGGTTATCAAGGCGAGCAAGGTCATCAAGGGCATCAAGGCGATCAAGGTTTCCAAGGTGAGCAAGGCTTCCAGGGTCATCAAGGTCATCAAGGTGAGCAGGGTTTCCAAGGTGAGCAAGGAGCACAAGGTCATCAGGGACGTCAAGGTGAACAGGGCGTTCAAGGTGCGCAAGGACTCCAAGGATTCCAGGGTGAACAAGGACGTCAAGGCGCACAAGGTGCACAGGGTGCACAAGGTGTGCAGGGTGAACAAGGTTTCCAAGGACACCAAGGTGAACAAGGCATTCAAGGTTCACAAGGTCAGCAAGGTGCTCAAGGCGTTCAAGGTCATCAAGGTGTACAAGGACCACAGGGCGAACAGGGTGTACAAGGTGCACAAGGTGTGCAAGGCGATCAAGGTCATCAGGGACACCAAGGTCAACAAGGTTCACAAGGCGTACAAGGTGACGTAGGTGCACAGGGTTCTGTTGGCGCTCAAGGTTCACAAGGTGTGCAGGGCGATCAAGGTGTACAAGGTGAAGTAGGTGCTCAAGGTGCTCAGGGCGTTCAAGGTGCACAAGGTCGTGATGGTAACTTTGGTGGCGCAACTTTTGATTATACTTTTGATACTAACACAAATGCAACAGATCCTGGAACTGGACGTTTAAAATTAAACAATAGTGTACTTGCGCTTGCAACACAACTTTATATTGATAATTTAGATGACGGTTCAACTGACATTCAAAATTTCTTAACAACAATCGACGATTCAACATCGACGATCAAGGGTCACTTTAGAATTTCAGCAAAGTTTGATTCTACAAGTTTTGCATTTTATACCATATCTGCTCTTACAAATAATTCAGGTTACTTCACCGCTAACTGTGCTTATCTTTCTGGTAGCGGTTGGTCTCCAAATAATAATGATGATGTTATAATCACGTTTGCGCGAACTGGTGACGTTGGTGACACTGGTCCACAAGGTGTTCAAGGTGCGACTGGCGCACAAGGTGCTGTCGGTGCTCAGGGTGAACAAGGTGCTGTTGGTGCTCAGGGCGATCAAGGCGTACAGGGTGCTGTTGGTGCACAAGGTGAGCAGGGAGCACAGGGTGTGCAAGGCGCTCAAGGTGCTGTCGGTGCGCAGGGTGAACAAGGTTATCAAGGACATCAAGGTTCTCAAGGCGTTCAAGGTGCACAAGGCGCACAAGGCGCTGTTGGTGCGCAGGGTGAACAAGGATTCCAGGGCGTACAGGGTGCACAAGGCGCACAAGGAGCTGTCGGTGCACAAGGTACAGAAGGCGCACAAGGCTCAACAGGCGATAAAGGTGGATTGCGTTATACGTTCAATACAACGGTAACGATGGCGGATCCAGGAACTGGATTAATTCGTTATAATAATTCAGCAATTGGTAGTGTAACAAAAGTAGCCATCAGCGATCTAGATGTCACATCAACAGACTTTAGCGCATATCTCTTAACTGCTGATGATTCAACAAATGCTGTTAAGGGCTACTTGATTATTAAATCAAATAATCCTAGCGATCCTACTTCAACAATATTCCAAATCAATAGTCTTGTTGATAATGTTGGATGGGTTGAATATGATGTAACGTATGTTTCTGGCGCACGTCCATCAAGCGGTGAAGGTCTCGTAATTGAATTTGCACGATCAGGCGATAAGGGCGCTGTTGGTGCTCAAGGTGCTGTTGGTTCTCAGGGCGCTCAAGGCGTTCAAGGTGCTCAAGGTGCTGTTGGTTCTCAGGGCGCTCAAGGTGTGCAAGGCGCTCAAGGTTCTGTTGGTTCTCAGGGTGCTCAAGGCGTTCAGGGCGCACAAGGTTCTCAAGGCGTACAAGGTTCTCAAGGTCAACAAGGTGCCGTCGGTGCTCAAGGTACTCAAGGCGTACAAGGTGCTCAAGGTGCTGTTGGTTCTCAGGGCGCTCAAGGTGAACAAGGCGTTCAAGGTTCTGTTGGCGCACAAGGTGCACAAGGTTCTCAAGGTATACAAGGTGCACAGGGTGTGCAAGGCGCTAAAGGTGAGATTCCTACAGGTGCTGTGATCTACACAAGTGGTGCAACAGCACCAGTGTCGCCAGCAGAGGGTGATGAATGGTTTGATACTGACCTTGGATTGCTATTCAAATATATCAACGACGGCGACAGCACTCAATGGGTAGAAGTTGGTCCTGCTGGCTCAGGCGGCGGTGGCGGTGGCGGCGGTGCACAAGGTGCTCAAGGATTCCAAGGCGTACAAGGCGCGCCTGGTTCTGCTGCAGCAGCAATTGCTGTAGCAAGAAATTCTTTTGTTGGTGATGGTAATACAAATTCGTTTACTTTGGCAACTGCACCACTTAATGAAGATCAAGTGCTTGTATTCGTTAACAATGTATTCCAACGTAACAGCGCATACAATGTAAGTTCTACGACTCTATCGTTTGATGTGGCGCCAGATACAAATGACGTAATTGATGCTTATCATATTACTGGTACTGCTGGCGCTCAAGGTGCAACTGGTGCAACTGGCGCAAAGGGCGAACAAGGATTCCAAGGTGTACAAGGTGCATCAGGTGGTCCACAAGGTGCTCAAGGATTCCAAGGTGTTCAGGGTACTGCTGGCGCTCAGGGTTCTCAGGGTGTTCAAGGCGCAGCAGGAACAGGCACAAAGGGAGATAAGGGGGACTCTGGTTCAGCAGCAATTTCTGTAACAAGAAATTCATTCCTTGCAAATGGCGTTGCTGTTGACTTTACACTTACAACGACACCATTTAATGAAGATCACGCTCTTGTCTTTGTTGATCGCGTTCTTCAAAGAAATAACGAATATAACGTATCTTCAACAACACTCACTTTTGATGGCGCACCAGATGCAAATGCAAACGTTGACGTATTTGTAATCGCTGGAACTGCTGGTCCACAAGGTCCTGCTGGCGCGCAAGGTGTACAAGGTGCCACAGGTGCTGGTGCTGAGGTTCTCCATCCTTTCTTACTCATGGGTGCTTAAATGCCATTTACATACAAAGTATTAGGACAAGCTGCTCCAAACGCAGCATCAACTTCGAATGTGTATACGGTTCCTGCCGCAACACAGGCTGTTATTTCTTCCATTGTAATTACAAATCGAAATAACAATGCAAATGCAACGTACAGATTAGCAGTTCAACCTGCTGGTGCTGCTCTTGCAAATCAACATTACATTGCTTTTGATGCACCAATTAATGCACTTGACTCAATTGCATTAACACTTGGTGTGACAATGGGCAACACAGACGTATTGTCTGTCTATTCAGCAAATGCAAATATTTCCTTCAGCGTATTTGGTTCAGAGATTACCTAATAAACATGGGCATTAAGTTATATTCAATTCAGGGTATTTCTGCGATGAGTGCGAACGGCGCTGTTCGTTATGCACTCACAAATCCAAGTACAAATCGAAATCCGAATTGGAATTTTACTCCACCAGGTAAAACAGTAATTCTCACTTTTAAACAGTCTGGTTTATGGGTTGCGCCTGAAGGTGTGACTGAAGTTGAATACCTTGTCGTTGCTGGTGGTGGCGGTGGTGCATCTAGAAATGGAGCAGGTGGTGGTGGTGCTGGTGGATTTAGAATAGGATCTTCATATCCAGTGACTGCTGGAAACACTTATACAATTACGATTGGTTCTGGTGGAGCAGGTGGAGGCGATGACACTGCGCCATATAATGGCGCAAATGGAACTAGTTCAGTTTTTGATACAATCACTTCTGCTGGCGGTGGTGGTGGTGGTTTGGGTGCTGGATTTAATGGTGGTTCAGGTGGTGGTGGTGGAAGAAATTCACCAAATGCTGGCGGATCAGGAAATATACCATCGGTAAGTCCATCACAAGGAAATAATGGTGGAAGTGGTTTTGGTGGCGGAGGCGGCGGTGGTGGTTCAGGCGCTGCTGGTAATGCTGGAAGCCCAAGCACTGGTAATGGTGGTGATGGTGGCACTGGTGCTGCATCTTCAATAACAGGCACGTCAGTGACTTATGCTGGCGGTGGTGGCGGATCTGGTATAGATAGTCCGGGAACTGGTGCAGGCGGCGCAGGAGGAACAGGTGGCGGTGGTGCAGGAGCATCAACAAGTAGTGGAACTGGACCATCAGGAACAGCTGGAGAAACTAACACTGGTGGCGGCGGTGGTGGTGGTGGTTATAATTTTTCAGCAAATATCACTGGTGGCACTGGCGGCTCTGGTATCGTCATCCTCAAATATACAATGCCAGCAACAGGTGTACAAGTATTCAATTCCACAGCAGAATGGATTTGCCCAACTGGTGTGACGTCTGTTGACTATCTTGTTGTTGCTGGTGGTGGAGGAGGAGGATCTCGATATGGTGGTGGCGGTGGAGCAGGTGGATTTAGAACTGGAACTGGATTTGCAGTAACTGCTGGCCAGACCTATACAATCACTGTTGGTGCTGGTGGTAGTGGTGGTGCGCAGGGCGGTTATAATGTTGGTTCTGATGGTAATGACTCTGTTTTTAGCACTATCACTAGCACAAGAGGTGGTAAAGGTGGAGCAGGCACACCTGCTGTGTCTGCTGGAAATGGTGGTTCTGGTGGTGGTTCTGGATTGTCAGGCACAAGTGGTGGAACTGGTAACACTCCAAGCACATCGCCAAGTCAAGGAAATAATGGCGGAAATTGCCCAACAGTAAATCCAAATACTGGAGTTGGTGGCGGGGGAGGTGCAGGTGCAGCTGGAGAAAATGGAAATACAGACGGTGCAGGTCATGGTGGTGATGGTGGTAATGGCACTGCATCATCTATAACAGGAACATCAGTCACATATGCTGGTGGCGGCGGCGGAGGTGGATATCGAATTAGTGGAACGGGTGGTACTGGCGGCGCAGGCGGCGGCGGCAACGCAGGACCATCATCCAATTCAAATGGATCTGCTGGTAGCCCTAATACTGGTGGCGGCGGTGGTGGTGCCTCTTGGGACGATAATGCTGGCGATTCGAATAGTGCAGGCGGCAACGGCGGTTCAGGTATCGTTATTCTAAAACTTAATGCGTAATTGAGGTGATTTAAATGCAAGCAAAAATTTATCGTTTTTATGGAATTGATACGGCAATGGATCTTCTTCGCCCAGGAGCAAAATGGGAGTGGACAGGTGGCGTAGGTTTTACTCGTTGGGATGATCCACGACCACAACCAACAAAAGAAGAAGTTGAAGAAACACTAGAAAAAATCAAGGCTTTTGAAGATTCAATACATACTATTTGGACAGATGAACAATTAGCAGAAATTGTGGGGCAATTTGATTCACAACAAACTTAAAGGATGATACTGTGAAAACATATAATATTTTTCCAACGACAGTTGGCATTGTTGAACTTGAACGAGAATTTACTAAAAAAGAAATTGATACATTTACAAAATTAGAACGTAGACCAAACGAGGGAAATCAAACAAGTAAAAATTATAACGTTTTAGAACTAAAGGAATTTAAAAAGTTAAAAGAATTTGTGACGACTTCTGTAAATAATTATTTTCAAACGATACATCAACCAAAAGAAGATTTAAAGTTGTATGTAACGCAGTCTTGGATTAATTATACAGGTAAAGGTCAATTTCATCATAAGCATGCTCATCCAAATTCTTTTATTTCTGGCGTTTTATATTTGAATGCTGATATAACAAAAGACAGAATTTATTTTTATAATGATGGTTATAAAATGATTGATGTTGAAGCGAAAGAATGGAATGTTTCAAATTCTAAATCATGGTGGTTTGAAGTTGGAATAGGAAAACTTGTAATGTTTCCTTCTTCACTTACACATATGGTTCAGACGGTAGATCATGAAGAGACAAGAATTAGTTTATCCTTTAATACTTTTTTGAAAGGAAAACTTGGTGTTACTGATTCGTTAACAGAGTTAATCTTAGGAGATTAAAATAAAATGGCACATTTTGCACAGCTAGATGAAAATAATGTAGTGACACAAGTTATTGTTGTTGCGAACACAGACACAGCAGATGCAAATGGTGTGGAAAAAGAGCACATCGGAGCAGCATTTTGCGAACGTCTTTTAGGCGGTACTTGGAAACAAACATCATACAATGGAAATTTCCGTAAACGTTATGCTGGTGTTGGTTACACATATAATGTTGAATTAGATGCATTCGTTCCACCAAAACCCTACTCTTCTTGGGTATTAGATAATGATACTGCAACTTGGATTGCACCCGTATCAAAACCAGATGATGGTAAATTATACCGCTGGGATGAACCAACGTTGAGTTGGGTTGAAATTGAAGAACCAGTTTAACTTTTAAAAATAAATACATTTACCTAAACACAGAGTTAAATAATGGCAATTAATTTCCCAAATTCACCAGTAGATAACGATTCATATACCTATAATAATCGAACGTGGGTATACAATGCTGCATCTGGTGCATGGGTCGCTCAAGGTGCGCAGGGTGCTCAAGGCGTTCAAGGTGCAACTGGAGCGCAAGGCGCGCAGGGCATTCAAGGCGCTGCTGGCACTAATGGTGCGCAAGGTGAGCAAGGTGCTACTGGTGCTCAAGGTGTTCAGGGCGCACAAGGTTCTGTTGGTTCTCAGGGTGCACAAGGCGTTCAAGGCGCGCAGGGTGTTCAGGGCGCACAAGGTTCTGTTGGTTCTCAGGGCGCACAAGGCATTCAAGGTGCTCAAGGCGCTGTTGGTGCACAGGGCGCTGTTGGTTCACAAGGCGCTCAAGGTGTTCAAGGTGCTCAAGGCGCTGTTGGTGCACAGGGCGCTGTTGGTTCACAAGGCGCTCAAGGTGTTCAAGGTTCTGTCGGCGCTCAAGGCGCACAAGGTGAAAAAGGTCAAAAAGGGGATACAGGCGCACAAGGCGTACAAGGAGCGACTGGAGATAAAGGTGAAACTGGCGCGCAGGGTGTGCAAGGTTCAGCAGGTGCTACTGGTGCTCAAGGCGCAACAGGTTCTCAGGGCGTACAAGGAGCGACTGGAGATAAAGGTGAAACTGGCGCACAGGGTGCGCAGGGCGTTCAAGGTTCAACAGGTACAAAGGGTGACGTTGGCGAATTCGGTGGTGCGTCGTTTGAATACGAATTTAGAATTCAAACAGATGATCCTGCAACACTAGGTTCTGGTCATTTACAATTTAATGCCAATCCATTTAATACTGCAAATACGTTGTATATTAGTTTCAATGATTCAACAAGCGCAAACATTTATAACTTTATTCAAACAATTGATGATTCCACATCAACAATTAAAGGTACGTTTAAATTAGCAAACACTGCAAATGTAAACGAATTTGCCTTCTTCAGTATTAACGGCAATCACATTCACGACGACGATCACTTCAATGTTCCAGTTGCATGGAATACTGGTGTAACAAACTTTGCAAATACAACTGCTGTTGTCATTTCTTTGGTTCGTACTGGTGACGCTGGTGATAAAGGTGCACAAGGTTTTCAAGGCGTTCAAGGTGCAGCAGGCACTGCAGGATCACAAGGCGCTCAAGGTTTTCAAGGCGTACAGGGTACAAATGGCGTTGATGGTGCTCAAGGCGCGACTGGCGCTCAAGGAGCACAAGGTGAGAAAGGTCAAAAAGGAGACAATGGAGCACAAGGCGTTCAAGGCGATGCTGGAGCGAAAGGTGAAACTGGCGCACAAGGTGCTGTTGGCGCTCAAGGAGCACAAGGGGTTCAGGGTGCACAAGGTCTTGTTGGTGCACAGGGTGCCGTCGGCGCACAGGGTTCTCAGGGCGTTCAAGGCGCTGAAGGTGCCGCTGGTGCTCAAGGTGCTGTAGGTGCTCAAGGTGCGATTGGTGCACAGGGTGCGCAAGGTGTCGTTGGTGCACAAGGTGAACAAGGTGCTGTGGGTGCTCAAGGCGCAACAGGTTCTCAAGGTGTGCAAGGTGCGGCAGGTTCCGCTGGCGCACAAGGTGCTCAGGGTGTACAAGGCGCGACAGGCGCTCAAGGCGCAGCAGGTGCTGCTGGTGCTCAAGGTGAACAAGGTGCTGCTGGTGCTCAGGGCGCTGCTGGCGCTCAAGGCGCAGCAGGTGCTGCTGGTGCACAAGGCGCTCAGGGCGTTCAAGGTGCGACAGGTTCTGCTGGTGCACAAGGCGCTCAAGGCGTTCAAGGTGCAACTGGCTCTGCTGGTGCTCAAGGTGCACAGGGTGCACAGGGTGCTCAAGGTGTACAGGGCGCAGAAGGAACAGCAGGTGCACAGGGTGCACAAGGCGCGCAAGGTGTTCAAGGTGCTGCTGGTACTCAAGGTGCTGTAGGTGCTCAAGGTGCACAAGGGGTTCAGGGCGCGACAGGTTCTGCTGGTGCTCAAGGCGCTCAAGGCGTTCAAGGTGCTCAAGGCGCTGTTGGCGCACAAGGCGCTGTTGGTGCACAAGGTGAACAAGGTGCTGTAGGTGCTCAAGGTGCGACTGGCTTTGCTGGCGCTCAAGGCGCTCAAGGTGTACAAGGCGCTCAAGGTGCTGTAGGTGCACAGGGTGCTGCTGGCTCTAATGGAGCCCAAGGTGAACAAGGTGCTGCTGGCGCTCAAGGTGCACAAGGCGTTCAAGGTGCTGAAGGTGCTCAGGGCGTACAAGGTGCAACTGGCGTAGGTGTACAGGGTGCTCAAGGTGTTCAAGGTGCTTCTGGTGGTGGCGGTAGTGGTTGGACAGTTAAAACGGCAAACTACACCGCAGTCAACAATGATCAAATTATTGCAGACACTTCTGGCGGAGCATTTACAATTACGCTTCCAGCAACACCATCAACAGGCAATTATATTAAAATTGCAGATGGCGCTGGGGATTGGTCAGTAAATAATCTTACGGTCGCAAGAAATGGCTCAACTATTGAAGGTGTTGCCGATGATGTAATTCTTGACATTGAAAACGTTTCTGTTGAATTTATTTACGATGGATCAACTTGGCAAGTTACTGCAACCACTGGTGCAACTGGTGCTCAAGGTCCGCAAGGCGTACAAGGTGCTGCTGGTGTAGGATCTAACATTATAGATCAAGTTAGTTCTGCTACAATTCATTATCCTGTTTTCACAACGTCAACTTCTGGCACGTTGACGCCAAATGTTGCAACTAGTAAATTGCAATTCCAACCATCAATTGGTGAATTGAGCGCGAATATATTTGCCTCTAATTCTTATGTTCATTATGCGGCTAATCCGACAATTTCAGGAAGTGCACTAACATTAGATCTTCGATTGGCGAATTTCTTTTATGTGACGTTAAATAGTGATATTGTAACATTAACAGTAAACAATGTTGAACTAACTAACAACGTCAGTTCCTTTGCGGTGTTGTTTACTGCAGATGGAACTACAAGAACAGTTAATTGGCCAGGAAGTTTTAATTGGCCAAACGATACGGCGCCAACTATAACAGCAACAAACGGTAGAAAAGATTTATTCTTCTTCTTTACTCATGATGGCGGAACAAATTGGTATGCTCTTATTTCAGGACAAAATCTATAATGAGTAACTATGCAATTGTAGAAAATAATGAGATCGTCGGAGTTTACTGGAATCTTCCAACAAACTGGAAAAATATCAGTAATTTTTTCGCGCTTCAAGATAAAGAAGAGCATAAGGATTTTTTGAAAACGCTCGGCTGGTATAAAGTTCAAAAAGTTACACCAACGTATGATCCAACTCGTCAAAAACTTGAAGGTTCTAGACATTGGTATGACGCTACAACCGACACAGTTTATGAAGAAGATCTTGTTGTAGATGTTGAGCAGGTATTTCCTGAACACTCATCATTTTTAACAGAAGAAGAAATAGAGCAACAAAGACTTGCAAATCTTGCGACTCGCTGGGCAGAAGTCCGCATTGAAAGAGATAAAAAAATGCAAGAGTTTGAGTGGCGTTATGTCAGATACGAACGTCAAGTTCGCTTAAATATAACACCAACAGACAATATTAATGATCTAGATAATTATATGCAAACCCTTGCAGATATCACGCAACAATCAGATCCATATAACATTGTTTGGCCAAACTTTTAAAGATGATGAATAAAAATGATTTTAAATAATTGGTTACTCAGTATACAAAAAACCGACAATGCCGTTATACCAACTAGTCTTTATACTTTTGGTTTAAATAATGTCGGTCAACTTGGTTATGGAACAACCATAGATTCTCAATCGCCTGTAAAGGTTGGTCTAGAATCTTGGAAAAAAATATCATCAGGATTGAGTCATACTGTCGGCTTATTATCAAACAATCGTCTTTATGCTTGGGGATTAAATACTTCTGGTCAATTAGGTGATGGAACAACATTAAGTAAATCTTCCCCTGTTGTAATTGGAACTGGCACTTGGAATGACGTTTCTGCTGGCGCTTTTCACACTGCTGCTATTGCTGCAAATAATAAACTTTTTACATGGGGCAACAATCAACAAAGTCAATTAGGTGATGGTACAATAATTAGTAGATCATCGCCAGTAATAATTGGCGATTCAAGTTGGAGCGCAGTTAGTGCAGGTTGGTCACACACCGCAGCAGTTTTAGCAAATGGATCAATGTTTGCATGGGGTCTTGCGATGCATTTTGGTGAAGATCAATTTGTTCGCGGTTCCAATTATAATTCTCCTGTTGCAATTCAATCAACAGAATTTTTTACGCAAGTTTCTGCTGGCGCAGCAAACTTATTAGGTTTAGACGCTAGTGGTAGAATTTGGTCCTCTGGTCCTATTGGCACACCAGGAAATTACTGGAATGAAATTGCAATTGGATCCGATCACGTTCTTGCTCTTAGATCTGATGGTTCATTATTTGCGTGGGGCGACAACGCATTTGGTCAACTTGGAGATACTACCTTATTTAAACGTTCTGCACCTGTAAAAATTGGTCCATCAAGTTGGGCTGCAATTGGTGCAGCAGGAAATACTTCTTATGCAATTCGTGGTGATGGTAGTTTGTTTGCATGGGGTAACGCAACGGGTGGTGAAATTGGCGACAGCACTGTTGTAAGAAGTATATTTGATGATGCGCAAGGATCCTACTCTTGGATTAAAATAGAAGGTGGTG